CTCTGGAGGGCCGTAGAAGCCATTGTAGTCTTTCCGTGACCTGGATTACCCACCAGCATAATTCCGAGCCCGCAGGAAGGGGATCCGGCCTTTTGAATGATCTCTCCATTGACTACTCTACCCACCCATTTCTTTACTGCTTCTAGTGCGGGTGTGGAATCTAAATCTGAGAACTCTTTCCCAATACTTTTCATTGGAAGACCGGCGTGTACGATTTGTTTACGGATGCTTGGAGCTTCTTTAGACAAGTCGTACATTATTCTCCCTCTAGTAAGCGCATCATCTTTTCTTGATGTGCTTTAAATTTATCTGTAGAGTATGTAGGCTTCTCTGGCTTCTTAACAACTCCCTGAATTGTTGGGTAGTAGGAAAAGAATCTTTGCCATAGTGGTTTACCAATACCAAGATCATTTAGGTTACGTGGATCTGCAAAAAACATACGCATGGCTTTTAAAATCTCGTAGCGTTGAGTACCTTCGCTAAGTTCTTTGTTGATCCAAGTAGATAGATACTTGCCGTTTACCTGGTGCGATGTATTTGGAGCAGATTTCTCAACTAGGTCATAGAATTCTGCAATCAAATCTGTGGTAGACCAAAGCTCCTCGGGAGTATTAATACGGTTACGGCTACTGCGTTGAGCCTTAACTGGTTTTTTATACTTGGCATTAAGACGAGTCTGACGGTCATCAACTTTACCTATAATGCCAGCAATAGTTTCTTCTTCGCCACGCTTTGCTTTAGGGGTTTCTTCTTCCCCATCAAGATTCCAACTCATCTCATTCTCCTTAAGGGGCGCTTGCGCCCCCATAGTTAATAATCCGTTAGGATTATTAACTATGTTTGTACTAGTAGATATATCACTAGTACTAGTAGTTATATAGTTGTCTATGTATAGGTGCCCTGAAAACGAGGGCACGGTAGAAAGCAGCTTTTTAGCCTCGTCTGTAAATTTTAGACGGGCAATCCACTGCCCGTTATTCTGTAAACGGACAGACTTAATGTATCTAAGATCCTTAAGTTCATTGATGGCAGCCTGAAGTACGTCCCGACCTTCCGAGAATTCTTCACTCTTTTTTAAATCGTCAGCAGAAAACACCCGACCCTTTTCAGCAAAGTAATAAAAAAGTGATCTGGCCCGTAAAGATAATTTTGGGTTAATAATTGGTTTTAGCATATAACCCTCCCTCTATATCTATCTTACAGTCTATCCACCCTGTTTGGCAAACCGCGGGCTTGACGTGGAGAAATCCCTGCCAGTACTTGCTCTGTAGCAAGCGATAGGGTGAGTCCTACAAACGTAGTTGCTAATGTATAAACTACTAGATATAATAATCGTGTATTTAAATTAAGGCATGCAAGTAGACTTATGATTAAAGCCAACAGTCCTCGCCATTTTCCTAGCGGTTTGACTAAACTTTCTACAGCTGTTAAAATACAAGCTGTAGCCAGTCCTGCAATAATTACTATGCCCATAGATACATTCTATTCTCTAAATACAACTCTGTCAATATCGAAAGCTTGACCCGATACATAGGTTGATGGGCTAAAAGTAACAGTAATAATGGCGTAGGCTGCTCCAGTAATTGTACTCACTGGGAAAGAGTTACCAACATATGCCCAACGATCAGTATGAGTAATAGTAACTGTCTTAGTTCTTGCAGCATCAGTTACAATAGAGTTGTTAGCTCCTGTAGAATCTTTTGAGTTTGTTGTTTTGTACCCAGTCAAATTGTCAAGGTATACTACAATTGCATTATCATTAATATCATAGTAATCTACTCTTAAAGAATAGCTACCTAATGAGTTAGAATTTTTAGGGCGAATAGCTACAGAAGAATAATAACCAGCGTCTGCAATTATATAAATTTTTCCCGTTTTAAGACCAAAAGGTTTAGCACTACTAGATCCTGCCGTTGTTACTGTGCAGTATCCTTGTCCGTGAGTTGTGATATCATTTAACAATGTGCCCCCAGCAATTTTTCTGGAAAGCGTAGAGTTAACTGAAATCCAACCATTTAAATCTCTTTCAAATGAAGATGAGGGTATTTTAGCACCCGGCAAGTCTTCATACCTGTCTGACTGTACTCCCGGAATAATTGCCCAAGTACTTGCTATAGGCATATATTTATTAATAGTGTTTTTTAATCTTTTTAACTTTGCAGAGTAATTATAAAAATAATTGCTTTTTCCTCCACCAATACTATTTGTCTTTGTAGCCCAAATAGTTTTAGCGGAGTTTAAAGGATTTGTTAAAGCAAAGGTTCCTGCATCAGAAATGTCTACATACGGTGTTGCAATTCTTCCATAGTTAACGGTTACCCCATCAATATGACAAATAGTTGATGTAGATCCAGAAGTATTTGCTACAGCTATTGTAAAAGGTACGGTTGTTTGGCCCGCAGTTAATTGAATATTTGTGTGTATTCTGTTCCACAAAGAAGCTTCCGTAGAAGGAATAGTAAAGCTATTTGAACCAATAGTATATGTTGCAACTGCTTTTCTAACCCAAGCAGATATAGTTAGGTCTTCTCCACCCAAAGCTGCTGAAGGTAAATAAGCTGTTCCTGTTATTGAACCTGTAGAACTATAAGTCAATTTTCCAAAGTATGCTCCGTATTTTGGAAGTGCTCCAGTATCAGAAGTAACCCGTGTTAATGTTCCTGTATTGGCAACCCAATCGGTAGTATTAATATCAAATCCCGAATTAGACATATAGTTGTACAATTCTTTTATTTCCCACATACAATCTTCGGGTGCTTGATAAGGTTGTGTTATAGGATTAGTAATAACTGCTCCACCATCTCCGGAAAAAAATGGAAGTAATGTACTACCTTCTTCAAGTAAAATTCCATCTAACCAATAAGAATCACCAGCAATATTATCTGTAATATAAATAGTTACTTTTGCTAAAGGATTTCCTGCATCTTGTGTAAATGGTGGTGTAACAGCATAAGTATAAACTGTTTGAGAAGATACTGTAGATAATGTAATGGGATCACTATCTTCATAGTAATTTGTTAACGGATAGTATTGACCATCAACATCTGTTAAAACAGAAGTTTGTTGTTCTTTTGTTGCTTGGTTTGAAAATTCAACTCTAATGCAAGCTGTTCTTGCAGCAGAGCCAAGAATACCGGCACTAACTAAAACTGATTGGCCAGGATTTAAAGCAACCCAATCAGAAATAATTGCAACCGTTCCATTAGCTATAGAAGTTAATTTTAAAGATTTTGTTCCGTGAATAATAGCTGCAGCAGTAGTACTGTCTGGTGTAATACTGCCATTAATTGTTGACCAAGAACAATAGCCGTACTCAAACTCAGGATTATGCATATAGTTTTGTTTTTGTCCGCTAACAGTTAAATAAATTTTTCTAGCATCCTCAAATAAAAAGCTCTTTTCTGCTTCAGCAAACTGAAACATATCAAAATATAGCGTATTAGAAGAGCTAGAAGATGGGGTTACAGTAAGAGTTACCTTAGCAAATTTTGAGTTTAATGGGGATAACTTTCCATTTCTACCTGAATCTGATAAAGACGTAAACTCAGCAAAAGCAGTAGTAGTAGTAAGTACTGATCCAGCAGAAGTACTTCCTAAAGAATTACCAAGCTGATCATACCAAGTAATACTAGCGGTAATAGTTGCTGAAGCGGTGACATGTCTAGCCCAACCACTAAAAACATATCTAGTATTTTCTTTAATTGGGGTGCCACCTAAAAGAACAGAATTTCCAGATTTAGGTAAAGACATAGTTATTGGAGTAGTTGCTGCAGTAACTAATTTAGCTAATCCAAGTACTCTTGAGGGATTATTTACATCTACAAAAGGTGCTGGCGCAGAAATAGATGCTAAAGCGTAAGTAGTTGCTGTCAATGTTCCACTAGAAACACCCCAGTTACCTAATGATTCTTCAAAAGAAGAATCATTATAGTCTAACAAAAGATTATGTCCAACTATTGGGGTAGCATTCCAATGTACAAGCCCATTAGTATAGGTAATTAATCCTGCAGTTGTTCCTTTATATGAATTTGAAATGTTTCCTACAGCAGAAAGAGACCTATTATATGTGTCTCCTAAAGCCGCTTCGTTTTGAAATCCAATACTAGTACCTTTATATTTTAATAATGAACTTGGGGTGTAAAAAGAATTATATTGATTTGCTAATAAAGATCCTTCTACTCTAAGGCGGTCGTACATAAAAGCAAAAACACCAAGAATAGTTGCTAAACTATTAGTATTATATGTTGATAGGCCTTCACCAACTCGGTCTATAGTGTTAAACCAAGCTTTAGGCAACCAATTACTAATTTTAACTAAAGAATCTTTTTGGCCAACTAAAATAGTATAAGAACTTCCACAAAATTTCCAAGCAATCCCGTTAAATAACCATAATGAATAGGAAACTTCAACGTCTTCTTTATCAGTAATACTATCTGTATAGGTTGTAGATATAGTAGAGTACGCCCCACCAAAAATAATAGTTCCATCATAGGGATTGTCTAATGACCCTGAATAACTTCGTACTAAAGCCCAATGTGTTGGAGTTGTATCGTTAGGGTCAGGCGTAATAGGGTCCCAATCAATTTTAATTTTCTCATAATCCAAAGACCTAGCAAGAATATTTGATTGATAGTAAACACTTACTACAGATGTTACACCGTAGCGAACTCCAGAACCATATCGTTTAGTACCATACTTTGCCATGTATTACACCCCACCAGTAACAGTACTAACTAAGTTAGATGCAAGTAGGTATGGAATTTCATTAGCTGCTAATGTTATAGTGTTTACTGATGTAGATCCGTCTTTTGATAGTTGAGTTAAAGAAGTAGAGATTACTCCTTCTACACTTTGAATAGCAGAAGTTACTTCTGAAATATTTATAGTTCTTCCAAAAGTATTATTTTCATATTGAAATAACCCGCCTGTTCCCAGCATAGCTTGATAAATTGCTAACTTTACGTCTGCATTTCTAAAAGCAGAGTCTATTGAAACTGTTGCTGCTACATAAATAGGCACATATGTTGGGGGAAGTACAGATACGTCAGTTCCTACCAAAATTTTATCTGCTAAATAAGCATCTACGCTATATGAAAGATTATACCAAGATGAGGTAGGGGTTAAAGAAATAGCTAATCCACCTGCAACATAAAGATTTGTAAGGGTACTAGCTATAGTAAAACTAGATGTAGTAGGTATTGCTGTAATAGTTACGCCTGAAAGATTATAAACTGTTGGGTTTATGCCAGAAATATTTAAGGTATTACCAATAGCAAATCCGTGATCAGCATCGGTAGCAAAAGTAACTGCTGTTCCGGTAGTACTAATACCAATTATATTAGCTTGAGGATATCCAGTAGCAGCTTGTCCATCATCCATAGGTTGAACATACAAGTTCACATTTGTATAGGTAGTTGAAGCAGCATTAGCTTTACCTACTCCTTCAGAAAGTAAAGACAAAAATGCATAATCAGCTAAAGTTACTGCTCTACGTCTTGTAGTAGCGGCCGCTTTAATTTTTTTCTTTATGCCAGTCAAACTATCAGCATCAGCACCTCCAGTAGCAGGTGCATTATTAGATGCAGTAAAGTAAGATGTTACTGCTGGATCAACATTTCCTGGAAAAAAAGTAACTTCTGTAATTGCCAAAGATTTAATATTTCCCGCAGATCCAACACTAGTTTTATAAGTTGCACTTATTAACTGCCCGCTTGGTGGAATAGCTCCATTTACACCATCACCAAAAAGAATATTTACAGTGCCATCTTCATTAGGAAAAAGACCAAAAACTTTATCTTGAGGCCCAGCTTCTAAAAGATTATCCATATAAGACCAACTACCAAAAGCAATACCCTGCCCAATATAAGCTGTTACTGAATTATTGATTACTCCTGTATCTGCAACTGTAAAAAATTGATTTAACGAACCATCAGAAGTTCCAAGGTTTGCTGGAAGAGCAATATTATAGGTGCTATCAATTAAATCTGGACGGTCTGTATTTACTGTTTTTCCTTCTTGACAGACAAGAGAAATTGTTGCACCTGGAGCCACTGCAGTAGCAGCAGTCGTTGTTTCAAAGTAAACTTCTGAATAAATGCCAAATGATAGTGGGGCCATAACTTGAGTTCCTGCAGGAATATCTAAAGTATAGTCACTAATATTTGTAAACGTTACAGTTACTGTTGCAGGTGTTGGTCCAGATGGAATATAATCATAAATTGAAGCCAAAGATAACAAGGTACTGCGTTGAATTGCTGTATCTAAGGTTGTTTCGTTTGCAATACGGTCTAAATAATGAGACATAATGTCTCCCATATATGCAAATGATTCTACAAGTACATGTCCTAGATCTGAATAGTCAGTAGGATCCCACGTAGTTCCTGTGCGTTCTTTAATTAGAGCAATTAAATCTGCTTTTAATGCAGCAAAGTCTCTAGATGTATAGTCAATTTGCATGATTACCCCGCAATTATTCCGTTATATGTAATAGTACCTGTGTTAATGGTTAAGGATGTAAGTGTATCATCTGGAAGCTGTAAAGACAGGATTACATTCTCTGTCCCATCAATATTAGCCCCAGCAAATTCTACTGACATAACGCTTACTTCTGGAAGCCATTTAGATATAGCCTGGGTAATAGCTACCGGTATAGCTTTTTGAGAGTCCCCATCATTTTCAAAAAGTGACTTGCTCCAATCAACCCCATAAGTAGGCAGCATAGGTCTTTGACCTACGTAAGTTGATAGTAGGGTTAAAACCCTATCAAGGTAGATTTTGGCAGCAGAAGTAGTATTTTGAACTATTCCTTGAGAACCAATAGTATAAGGAAAGCTAATTGCTTGTTGTGTCATGATTGGACTCCCATCCATACAGGGTGTTCAGGATTTCCCGCTATAAACATTACCCAGACTAATTGCCCAACTACAGGAACTGATCTATGAAAAGTATGTTCAGGTGTTTTTACTGACGTGCTAGACGATGTTGTTCCTGGTGCGTATAGTCCACTAGCCGTAGTATATAAACTTGTTTCTTTTGTATCTGTTACAGATGTAGGAGCAGTTACAGCCAGCCCTTTATTAACCATAGTTTTAGTAGTTGTATGGGCGTGATTAAGTTGCATTGTTGAGTCTTTAGCAACTACCGTAAGTGCTGGAATAGTAACTGAGTGCGTGTGAGTACCTGAAGGATAAGAAGGTCCAGTTCCAGAAGTAACTGTAGTAGAAGTTGTAGTCAACATTGCTGCTACTTGGGCAGCAGTATGGGGTAGATGATCTGGGTGATAGGATGAGTCTGTTACTGGTAAACAAGCTTCTGCCCAATTATGTGCTGCTTCTCCGGTAATTTGTTGCACTTGAACTTTAATTCTATTTCGTTTTAAAGGATCAGTAACGTCAACAACTTTTGCAGAATATATGCCAGGATAAACTGGACGTCCAATAGGGTCTAAACCATACTCAGATTCTAATTGTCTATAAGACATTATCGCACTACCTTTCCATTAGATTTAGCAGACCATTTTATTGTCTGTTTTATATTTGCTGTGTTTGGTGCGCTATTTTTAAAGGGCGTGCTTCCAGCCACTATAGGTACAGAAACCGCTGATTTTTTCTTTACAGCAGTTGAATTAGTAATTCCATAGGTAGGGTTTAATATAGATGAATTAGGAGATAGAGAGTATTCAGTAAGGTTTGAATCAGAAGAGTCTAATGATTGACCAGCAAAATCATTTTGAATATCTCTAGTGTCAGACCTACTACTAGCGGTATTATCTATATCGCCAATAATATCTGTCCCCACCTCTAATAACATCATATAGTTAGCTAAACTACCACCAAAAACGTGTTTAATAGAAAGGACAGTCCAATAACCAGACATACCATTTGGCAAACCATCAAGATATATAGGGTCATAAGGACGCAAAGTAGCATGCCCAACAACACTAACTACGGCCCTATGTTGATACTTATGGCTATTACTATACGCTTGTGCTACTAGTTTAGACTCAGATAAATCTTTAATAACTTCATGAGTGTGGTGTTTTTTAAAAATTGCTTTTTGATTTACATCAGACTTATTATTAGAAAAGTTACTCATTTAATACCTTTCTTTTTTAGAAAATAAGTAGCACTGGGTATAACAACCCCAGGAGTTCCCTTTTTAGGGGCAGTATGTGCATGAGTTGCTTTTACTACAGAACCAGTTTTAGAGTTTGTTCCAGTCATAACCCGGTCTACACGAGAACCCATTTCAGGGGATTGATCTGAAATTACAGGTTCAAAAGAAAGAATCGTACCTGTCATACGAAGTTCTTTTGGAACTACTCCACCAACTTCATCGTCTACATAATTAAAATATGGGGCTGATTTTTTCTTACTTTGATATATTTTATCTTTAGATACAAAAGTAATGGTGGTGTTTTCAGTAAGTAACGCAAACCCAGTTTGCTGTGCTAAACGCCTGCAAAGTTGCCAATCACTTTGTCCAGCCTGAACAATTTGATCCCTAACTCTAGGATCTCTTTGAGTAACTGCTTGCATAGCATGTTTTTTTGCAATCTTTGTAATTACTTGATCAGCTGTGCTTTTAACATAGATTTTTTGATCTGTATTTTTTAATACCCAAGAAGCACCCACACAGATAATGTCTGTATTACCTCCTTGATGAGAGTTATCTTGCTGAATATGGGCAACATAACCTTTCCAAGTTTTTTTAAGTTTACCAGAACGATAGTTAAAAATAATTGGATTTCCAGAGGATATCGCTTCTCGTCTATTTGCTGGCTTACCTTTGTAGTGTAATACAAGACGGTCATGTTCTTCAGGATTTTGGTACAACTCAGCACCAATTAAATGAAGGTCCATATCTGGAGATTTTGGAAAATCAGCAGTAAAATTACTATCTTTTGCGTTCGAACCCCAAATAAAATTTTGTTGCGCAGGACTATTAGTTTCCATAAGGCACCCTAATAATTGTTCCTGGAGTAATATTAAATGGGTCAGTAATTTCTGGATTAACTTCCATAATTTCCCACCAATACTTAGCTCCTATACCAAAAATTTCAGAAAGTCTGGAAAGTGAATCCCCTTCTTTCCAAGTATATGAAATATAATTTAAGGTATTAGATGTAGGAAAACGTCTAAATACGGAAATAATATAGTCCCCAGTGTACTTATGTTGAGTTTGCGCTAAGGGGCCGTCGTAATATCTAGATACTCTTTCTATCATGCTGGAGGATTCCCTTGCGTTTGTGTAGTAGTTTTGAGGTAACCGCGAAGATTTGTTGCATTTACACCGGTTCCAAATGCTTTTTGCGCTTCGGCATCCCAAAGAGCAGGGTAACGAGAGAATGTAATACTTACAGTACTTAACATAGGCACCATATATTCTGTAAACATTGCGTGATTTACATTAAAACTGGCTACTGAACCAAAGTAAGTTAAATTTTCATTTAATGAAAGCCAACACGGAACACCCGTAGTATAGCCAAAATCAGAAGTAGCACCTTTATAGCTAGGGCTTAAAAGTAAAGAGTTATTTAAAGGAGTACCATTTAAAACTCTATAAAGAAATTCAATATCGTATTCAGTTCCACGATTTAAAATTCCTTCTCGTTCTTTAACGTTTAAAGGTCGTCCATAAACAGTCGTTTCAGATACTCTAGGTTTATTCATGCGTAAATAACTCATGTCAGGAATTCTATTTATATATATTTCAATAGTAACGTTTTGGTTACCCGACATTAAAATAGCAGGGTCGGCTTGACCTAAAGTCCAATCAACTGAATTATTAGAAGCGGTGCTATACGTAATAGTTGTTGGGTTATACATAAATCTAAAACCCCAACGATGACCTGCCGTATAATTACTGCTAGAAGCAGATAGTGTACTAGGATTAAAATTTAAAGTTTTTGCACCATTTATATCTTGATATATTTTACCAAGTTTTGTATCTGGTTTATCAAAAGCAGCAGGTATTTTTAATTCATCAATATCTCCAAAAAGATTTCCATCTTCATCAAACATCTGCTCATATTTTAATCTATGGGCATTAGATCTACGTCTTGCATCCCAATGAGTTGGTGGATTCCAATCAAGATTTTCATCCCTAACATCTGGAACAGATTTATCTGATTGTTGAGATACACTATCTCCACATTTAGCGCCATTTTTATAAGCCACATATAGTTTAGTATTTACAGCAGTTGTGCTTAATTTTTGTTTATTAGTTTGATTTGCCATATTTGTAGTAAGGCCGCTGTACAAAACCTTAGTAGCATTTAGATCAAATTGCCACATAACTGTGTAAGGGGCCGAGTTAGTAGGGGTATATTTAACTAAAACAAGCCATGATGTTGAACATTTATCATAGTAGCGATCAAAAATTAACATAGTGCCCGCTAAAAAACCAATAAAAGTATTAATATTATCCTCAGGATATGTAGGTTGTGTTACTCTTGTAGTAAAATTAATAGTGGCAACTCCTGCAGAAGTAGGCCAATTAATTTGCGTAACTTCAGTCTTATTTACACCTGCATCTGTTTGGTAAAGTTTAAAAGTAGGCCGACAAGATACGGTTCCGGCTTCTTTACCAGTAGAATGAACAACAGTAAATTCAATATGACCATCTCTTTCAATAATTTTACCAGCTTTAATATTACCGTTAGTACTATTAGTTACGTATGTATCCGCTGATATTTTATCTTGAGATAGTTGTGTGTCGCTACTGTTTGGGCCAGTTGCTTGAAATTGACTAAAAGTTCTATTAGTCTTATATACGTCTACTACATACCAAACATATATACCATTATATACTGTTACGGGATTTTTTTTAATAGGGGTAGGGTTAGCACCTAACGTTCCGCTACTTTCACTTCCTAAATAAAGTTTAACATTTCCAAAATAGTTAGACATTAAAGTGCCTTTCCTAATGCATCAAGAACCTTACTAGAAGTAAGTTGTTTTCCAATATCTTTAACTAAACGTTGAGTTTCCCGAATACTTGCTTGAGCAATATTTACGTTCATATGTAAATTAATAACTGCAGTCTTACCACCCGAAGTATGTGTTCCAATTGAAGAACCTATATTCATTGCATCAAGTGATCCACCACGATCCTCATTAGATCCTGTGCTGGCTAATGAAACACTTAAACTTGGACTGCTAAGGCTAGTAATAGATTTATTTGAATGTGAATTAATTTTTAAACCAGAAGTAACTGATCTAGCTACAGACATATTTTGTCCGGATACTGCTCTAGGACCTGCTACAGCTGAAGCAGTTAAACTTCCATTAGTAGGGGAAGCAGGCGCACCATTTAAATATGGTGCAGGGTTTACCCTAACACCGCTTTTATTAAGAAGCTCAAAATGCAAATGTGGGCCAGTAGAGTTACCAGCACCAGGTGCTCCAGCTTTACCGCCAGATTTACCTACAGCTTGTCCAGCCGCAACTTTTTGTCCTCTAGAAACATGAATTTGAGATAGATGGCCATAACGAGATGCAGTACCGTCATCGTGTTTTACTTCAACCCAATTCCCATAACCTTTAGCATCATTACCGATGGTACTAATAGCACCAGGTGCAACAGCAGTTAGGGCGCTACCTACAGGCATTGCAAAGTCCATACCGTGGTGGTATGCAGAAATTCCAGGATGTTTAGAGTTATCTCTTGGTCCAAATCCAGAAGTTACAATAGCATTTTTTGGTCCAGGGAAAAAAAGTGACATCAAAGAAGATTCGCCACCTACTCCAGTACCTAAGTTACCGTGATCACTTGGACCACCAGTTGCGTAACCAATTCCACCAGCAATAAGTTCTGGAAGAATAGTTTCACCTAATCCTGGTATAGCAGCAGTTATGCCAGCCCACTTTGCAGCATTACCTGCTCGTGAACGGAAACTTCCTTTAGAAGAATTTCCTTTAATAAGGTTTCCAGCAAGCATTGATCCGCCAGCAATTAAACCGCCCTTAAGCATTGATCCGCCTAGCATCTTTGCTGCCCCAGCACCACCTAGTGCTTCAAAAACACCGCCTGCTAATCCCTTTAATCCTAATGAGCTGCTGCCACCAAGAAGTTTACTTAATATTTTATACTCTAAAATACTTTTTCCTATGCCAATTCCTGCACCAGCTATACCAGAAGCTGTTCCACCCATGCCACCAGCATTAGGGAAGGTTTGTAAAATTCCTTTAAGGGTCATTAACCCATCATTAACGGGTCCAAGAATGTCTGCCATTTTGCTATATGCATCATTAAGGGATGCGGCTGTACGAAGAGAGGCATCATATCCGCCTACTAATCCTTGTTCAGTAGAAGCAAGTTTTTTATTTTCACTGGAGTTATAACGAAAGTTAGCACGAATAGGAGAACTTTGATCCACACCCATAGCATTTAAAACTTTATTTGGATCACTCATTTGAGACGCGGTAAGTGGTCCACCATTAGATGCACGTGCAAGAATACCAGATTGAATCATCTGCATTAATTGAGCATCGCCACCAGTAATTTGTTGAATGGTTGCATAACCCTTACTTCCAGGGTTTAATACAAGTGCTGCTTGTTGTTTTGTAATCGTTTGTCCACGATACAAGAAACTATACACGTCATTAATAATTTGGTTAGGTGGTTTTAGGTTACCTTGACGGTCACGAATTTGAATACCGGCACGTAAAAAACTCATGCCGTTCATACTGGCCATACTTCCGGCAGCTTGTTCGTTACTCATACCAGACATGGCGCTTAATCCACCAAGCTGTCCCATAATGTTTTTAGAGCTTAAAGAGCTAGCTGTATAACCACCCTGGTACATTAAATTCATCGCGGCCATGGTTGGACCCATAGCACTTGTAGCCCCACCGCTTACTTGACGGTTAGCTTGAAGAATTGCTTGACGAGAAGACATTCCGCTAAGTCCGGCATATGTATCAGCACTCATGCGCTGTGTAACAGCCGCCATAGTATTTGGTGCCATAGAGTTATAAATAGCAGCGCCTACGCCTGCTACACCAATACCAATGCCAATTTTTTCAGCACGAGTAAATTCACCAAGGCCTAAACGTCCGGCACCAGGTCTTCCAGCAGCAGCTTTTCCTGTCGCAGCCTCAGTATCTTTAATGGCTTTAGACCACTTTTCAACCATCTCATCTACAAGTTTTGCAGCCTCTTTAAAATATTTAATAAAGTTTTTAGGAAGCCCATCAAAATCAACTTGGTCAGATGTAGGTGAAAAAGAGGTGGACTCAGCATCCGATGGTGGGAACATACTTTGAGTTGCCATTTACATCACCGCCTTATCCTAGCCGTAGCTCTATTTAACCAATTTATACGTTCCCTCATACTAAGGTTACGTACTTCATTCAATGTCCACCCTGGATAGCTTTGAACTAATAAGTCCTGCATATCCATGAGCAGTTCATAATCAATCTCGTTAGCGAAACAACTCCGCTAAAGTTAGCGGAAGCGGTACCTCCGTGCCGCAAGACTGACATGGTATTTTTATTTCACTGAGTTGTGGTCCTGGGTTGCGGTTTGTAATCTCCTGTAAAATGTCTCTACGGTCTTTAAGACTAAGTTTTCTAACATCGTCTAAACCAAGAATTGGCATACCGTTGATAGACTCTATACAGTTTTTCAGAAGAATTGTATCCAATTCTGCTGAGGTTTTATTGGTTGAAGTTACAATAGCTTTTTGAGTACTTCCTGTAGGAAGTGACACTAATACTTCTCCAACCTTACAATTAACAGTAAAGGTATGCTCCCCATCAAGTTTTTTAAGGGGCACATCTTTAATCAAATCAATTTCAAATATTTGCTCTACACCACAACTAGGGCATTCCCCAGGTCCTAATTTAATATCAGAACCAAAAGTTACATTTCTAATTGCTAGGAGTAAAAGCTCACGATCTCCAGCATACAAAGAATCTAAAAGTTCTTTGTCCGCAAGTTGGTCACCTATCTTTACAGTAGCTCTTTCTAAGATTGTTAGTAGAGCTTTGCCTGGATCAGTAACCTTAGAGATGAGTTCTTCATCTAATCCGGTTAGTTCTCGTACTTCTGCGGTAGTAATCATTCCAAGAATTGGATCTGACAAACCACCTAATAGTTCAACATCTGTTACAGGTGGTGGGTTTGTAACGGTCTTTGGAGCGCTACTAGCCACCACCTGATCAGGATCTTTCATAGCTTTAGCTGCTAATTCATTTGCTAAAGCTGGGTTATGTGAAGCAGTTATAGTCGTATCAGTTGTCATATTATTTACCTTTGTTTAGTTTAACGTCCTAGGAATGAAGTTCCGTCTGCTGAGCCTTCTTTAGTATACCCTGTTGCGTATTGTACATCCCAACCTTCATGAACTAGAGACATCTCTTCCACCATAAGGGTGTTAGCGCCTGCATCTAGATTGCTATAGGATAGTGATGAAATCCAAGCGTTATAAACTTTAAAGCGAAGTGAGGTATGTTGATCTTCAGGAAGATCTGCTTGAGCCCCGCCACCTTTATCTGCTTGTGGATTTGGATGACTTAGTACTTGGATAGTAAGGTCTGCACGAAATCCTTGTCCAACACCAGTTGTTAAGCTTGGGGTTAGAACTGAGAATAGACGTTTCATCCACTTAATATTTGAATCTTGTCCCAACATTACTCCCTTAGAGAGAGTGATGGGTGTGAACGCTGATTGACCTGGAATCTGGTGAACGTTAGTATTGTATCCACCTTCACGATAGGCAATAGGTTCTGTTGTTACACTAAGGCCGGAAAGAGAAACAAAACCCATTTTTAGGGGCTTAGATCCTTTACTCCAATCAAGAGCCTCAAATGTTACTAAGAATTTAAAATTACGGACTGGATCCGTCATTAATGTACTTAATAGGTTTTCTGATGCCATTTTTATTTATCTCCTTTACGCTGTTGCGTTTCCTGTTAATTGCCCAAGCTTAATGACAATGAACTCTGCTGGGTACTGAAGAGCAACGCCTACTTCAATGTTAACTCGACCCGCTTGTAGGTCTGTAAAAGAAGTTGTAGTAGCATCACATTTTACATAATATGCTTGAGATGGATTTGTTCCACGTAGACCGCCTGATTGCCAATAAGAAAGCAAGAAACTGTTCAGTGTGGTACGAATTTGAGACCATAGACGTGAGTCGTTATTCTCAAATACGGCAAATGCTGATAGGTCATTCATAGACTTTTCAATATAAATCAATGAACGACGTATGTTGATATAACGGTTGTTAGGTGTGTTATCTAGTGTACGACCACCCATAATAACTATACCTGCGCCAGGAACCTGACGAATAGCGTTAATTGGGTCTACAGATATATTGATTGCATCAAGTTCAGCATTAGTAAATAAATGCTCAGTTGAAACAGCAAGAGCCATAACATTTTGAAGACCTGCTGGAGTCTTGGCTGGACCACGAGTTGCATCAGTAGCAATGTATTGTCCAGCAACACCAGCACCGGGAGCTTGTAGACGTGTTACGCCAATTCCCTTAGTTGCGTCTGGAATGCTATACCATGGGTAATAAGCTGCTGCAATATTTCCTGAAGTATTTCCAGAAAAAATTGCATATGTAGCAGTTACTTGAGTCTGTGCTGCAGATACTGATAAACCTGAAGGAGTATCAAAAACTGCAAAACAATCATTGCGGCTAGCCGCATATGAAACAGCATCTCCATGAAATTGAGCAGTTAATTCACTTGTTGATGCGTATGGAGCATCTGGCGCATAAATAACTAATGGGTTATTTACTGAGTCATAGGTTGTCCAAGCGGCTGAATAATCAGAACGACCTGGTGTTGAACCATCTACTCCTCCAGCTAAAGCAGTAGCAGTAACTGTTGCGGCAGGATATTTAGAGTTATCAATTCCTGAAGAAGAAACTTTAATAATTGCTGCTGGATTAGAGTTAATTACTGATAGGAAATAGTTACGATCGGTTGTTGCCATACTTAGGTCGGTATAGGAATCTACAAGAGTAGATGTAGAGTTTCCGTTAACGATAGTTGTTTGGTAAACTTCTAAACCAAAACGAGCAGCACTTCCAGCAGAAACAATTTTAACAGAATAATTGGTAGACCAAGATCCTGCGTTAACTGCTTGTAGTGTAAATACTGGATTTGAAGCTACAGTTACAACTACAGTTGCTGTAGCAGAAGCTCCAGTTACGGCAGTTCCTGTAGCTGCGTTAGTAACAGTAAACTGTGAACCTGAACGTGTAGCAATCGTTACACCGGTTAGGTTGAATGCAGATGTTGAAAGACCAGTAATAGATACTGTCTGTCCAACAGCAAATGTGTTAGTAGCTGTGTATGTAATTGTTCCAGAAGTTGCAGAGGCTGCAGTTACTGTAGCAGTAGTAGTGGTAGTAGTTCCAGTACCATCAGTGATAGTTAAAGAACCTGCAGTAGCTCCTGAGCCTACTACACGCTTTACATAAAGATTACGGCCGCCATTAGCAAAAAAGTTATAGGCAGCCCAAGTTGTTGGGTATGAGTCATTCAAGCCTCCAAAGGTCTTAAAGAAATCTGACCATGTACTTACTAGTACTGGTGCAGAAGAAGGACCTTGTGGAAGAGCTCCAACAAACGCACCGACAGCATTGCTGGTATCAGCAGGTGTCACAGTCTGTGGAAGAGCCACTTCTTGGATATAGACTCCGGGACGAGCAAATGTTGCCATTCGGGGTTACTCCTTAGGGTTAGGTTGTTTTCTTAGTGAGACGGTATTGTTGACCAAATAGTATTTACTGGGGTAGTTTGATATCCTAGTGATGTATTTACATCTGTTACAGTATAAACTGCGCTGAGTTGATCAGGGAACAGTTCAGAACTGATACGAATGTTATAAACATTACTGAATAAACGTTTACCGCCTTCAGTAGTGTCTCTTTTTGAGAACCCCAACACATCCAAACGACGCATAGTATTGTCTTCTGGTATGGTGAGTTGCCCAAATCTAAATGGTAGTCTACCAGGTGCAAACAACTTAGCCATAATCTGACGATCATGGCGAGGTTGGCGGGACCAGGTGGAGACTTGGTAGATAAGATCTACGGGGATAGGAAAATTAACTGGCTGATTAAGACCATTATCGGGATTAAGGTTTGGTGTAAATCCTTCTGGAATATAGGTTAAATCTACGCTACCTCTATGGGCACGTTCTGTATCCTCACGAACCCCAACTAAATCTAAGGTAATATATGGATAGCTCTGTTGACGGATATCTTTATCAGGTTGTCCGTAATAAACTGCTACAGGACGTGTTGCATTTCCCGCATCTGATACGGTAAGTCCACTAAGAAGTGTTTTTAAAGCAGAGTCTTCATTAATAATAAATGTCATTAGTTAGCCCCTAACATAAAGGTTCTAAGGGCAGGTGCTGGCGGAACATGTTGAGTTCCATACTCTAATGTAAGTACAGCGTCTTTAATACTTTGTGGGTATGAAATGGCGTGATTAGAACCGTCATGAGAAACCATGAGGTTATCTGTAATCTCTGAAGGCCAACCATATGATGAAGCATGGGTGCGAAGATTTTTTGTATACTCTTTAAGTACTTGCTTCTCTGCAGCAGTGATTATGGAGTTTAAGGTTTTTTTGAAACTAGCCACGGTTACGGAGCCATTTCGATAGCAAAAACCCTGCAGCAAAACCAACGACGATTTTTTTACCACCGTTTTGGTTAAGGCTGGCTAAGCCACGAACAAACTCCTGTTTATCGGCATCAGTCTCTTCACGAGCAAGCCGATTAGCTAAATTAATCATAATTCCTCCATAGGAAGGCGCAGGGTGTTACAAGCAGGGTTCCGGATTACTCCGGCGTCATTAGTAATCATAAACGAAAAAACCCCCTTGCGGGGGCTAATCGTTACTTCTTTTTCTTTGCCTTACATGCCTTGCACTTGCCACAAGTACAGGCTTTGCCTTTAACCTTCTTGGCTAGCTTGGCATCGTTCTTTTCGTCTTGCTTTTCAAACTTCTTCTTTTGAGCCGGGGTCATGCCCTTTTCAAACTTCTTGTCATCATGAGCCATTACATGCCCTTCTTTCTTACTGCGCTAGTCTTCTTAGCCTTACCCTTTGAGTCAGACTTTTTAGCAAACTTCTTATTAGCAGCCTCTAGGGTCTTCATGCCGTGCTTAGCTTTTGGCTTACCACAGCCACAGGTAGCACACATTATTTCTTCTTCTTTCGTAGGGCAGCGAAGTCAGAGCTTTCTAGCTTGCCATCTTTGTCCATATCAAGCTTCTTCTGCTTTGGAGACATTTTTTTTGTAGTCTTCTTAGCGCCCTTCTTGCAGGCACCCTTACATCCCGGCTTTGAACAGCCGCATCCACATGACTTACACATTATTTCTTACCTTTCGTATGGGGGTTCTTCTTATGCCATTCTTTAGTTGCCTTTACGCCTTCTTTGACGGTCTTAGCTCCGGCCTTCTTTGTTAGGTTAATCTTATCCCACTTAGGGTCATTTTTCCCCGCATGGTCAACTATAACGTCGCCTTGCTTGTTCTTTTTAACTACGTGGACTTTGCCACTAACCTTTAGTTTTGCCACTCTTCTTTACCTTTTCTGGAAGCTTCTTACCTTTAGGGGTCTTAGATTCAAATTCAGCTGCAAGCTTAGGGTCTTTAGCATAAAGCGCCCTACGTTGAGCCTGGGATTTAAAAGGCATTTTATACCTGTGAGTACAGAACTGATACTGCGTTAGCTGCTGTTCCCGCTGAAGAAATAGCGTAGATGGCATCGCTTGCTCTTACCCATAGCTGGTAAGTTGTACTGGCTGCTACAACGTGGCCTTTATTTGCCCCACTTACAGACACTGTATTATCCCCGATAAAAATAGATGCACTATCATTATTTTGAATAGAGATGGCGGTATATTCTGTAATACCGTTTAATGTTGTAAGTAGAGTAGCAGTAGTTGCCACTGTTTTATTTACATGTACTATAGCCATGGTTCTCCTTTATAGTGAAGTCTGATCAAAGGCAGTATAACCAGCATAGCGCTGGAACTGCGAGTCGTTGACTAGTTCTTCGGCGTTGACTTGCTCACAGGATATCTGGAGTAAGGTGTATTTATTTTTAATAATACCATGTGGTGAGACCTGTGTTGGAGAGAATACTTCATTTCTGAATACGATTCTATCACGAAGGTATGCATCTGGGTTTATCTCTACGGTTGAAAGCTCACGGCGATTAGCCGCATTTCCCCCATAAAAATTTAAATGGTTTTCAATAACGTCAACGTTAATAGTGACGGTTAAGATATCGGTGTTATAAAAACCACGATCGCTCTGTACACTAGCGCCTTGTTCTAAATGGGAGTTAACTACAGGAATAGTAAATGGGCTAAGCCATTTACGACCTCCACCAACTACTGATGAACCAACATCATAGATTGGGTCTACAGCAGTATTTATTGGATCAAATATCCACCAATCTACAAAAGTACCCACAGTTTGTACAAGCTCAACGCTAGTACCAGATACGTTTGATCCACGTTCATAGGCTATATTAAAACGGCCCTCACGTTGATCTCCACGCATGGCTACTCCTTTTCTTCTGCAAAGCTTACCTCTATAGTACCCCATTTATCTTCAGGGCAAGAGGCATTTGGCAATTTAGTTTTTAATGGCATAAAACAACCGCACAGTTTACATTGTTTTGTTGCTGAAATAAGGAATGGGCAGGAATTGCAGATATCCATACGTTCTTTTTGAACAGCAGGCATTACCTTTTCTAGATTCTTATTAAAGATATCCCAAGGTCTGGCCGGACGATCAAATGGATCTTTCATTCTGTAAAGTTTTCTCCATCCCACTTCCAACCTATTGTCGGTCGTGTAGGCCATTTTTCTTCTACAAGTTCAATCATTAAAGGTTCTGCCATAAGAAGGTTTTTTGTTTTTTCATCTACTGTAACTACTTCACGAACAACATTTTCTTTAACCATAGCAATATAAAATACACTTACTTTATGGTCATCGTGATTGTGTTTGGGCTGCTCAACATGTTCAATACCCTTAGATCTTTTAGATCTAGCTGATTTAGTTAATAGGTCAGCAAGCCATTCACGAATTAAAGGGCCTTTATCAACAACTGGTTTTACCTTTTTTTTACTCATAAACTTTCCTCACCCATTGAAATTTTTTATAAAAATGTTTATTTAAAGATACTTTTTTTCCTAATTCTTTTGCTATACCGGTAAGTTCAAATGCATGACGATGTGTCCAAGAAGCACGTTTTACAGGAATTACTTGAGCATAGGGTGTTCCTTTAGGAATTATACCTTCAAAACCTTCTTTAATAAAAAAGGGTATATTGCCGTTAGATATAAACCTATCACTTTCCATAAATGCAGAAACAGTTGTAAAAGGTAGGTCAAAACGATTATAAGGATGAGTAACAATTACGCTCCAACCACGGGGAGTTTTCCAACCCCATTGTGATTCCCAAATTAAACCGTTTACAGAATGACCCTCTGGACGAGGAATAGTAGCCCCCATTTGAGCTGGTCTTTCTGTTAAAACAGGTCCAGCATAATCCCAACCAAGTTTTTGTTTACCATCTTTATCAATAGTTACATGAATATCTGTTGGAGTAGTCAACATATACCCTGAAATCATAATGTCTAAAAAAGGCACACAAGATTTCATTCCATTTATAACTTCACCATTAGGCGAAGTAAAATGAAGTTCTCCCTCTTTGTACCATTTAGGTACATGAACTTTACCAGGTTCTGGATAACCAGCAGCAGTACTTTTGGGTTGTGACGGAATAAATTCAATAAGTTTCATATTATGCCCCGATTAGTTTAGTATGTTTAGTAGATTAGCTGACTGTAAATTCTTTTGTAGAAGGGTTGTACTTCATACCTGGTTGTTCTGTCCCTGTAACTTGTACAAAAGTAGGGTTAGATAGATAAGCAGCTGCAGTCTGTCCATCAACGTTCATAAGATTTACTAATACGTTGTCAACAAGAAGTGCAATAAAATATGGATTTGGTGTAATGTTCTCTGGCTTAGGTAGAACAAAATTTGGTACTTGAGGTAGGCTCATGATTTTCCTTAGTTTGTAGTTGATGAGTAATCATCCAGGGAGGTTCCCTGGTTGTAGTCTGAAGGTGACAAAATTATACCAAATTTAGTGCCCGTTTGGGCAGAACCAGCATCATAAGTTATGTCAGCCCCAATTTGGGTACTCAGCTTATCTGAGTATACCTTAACTGCAACATTTTGAGAGTTAGAGGTTACCACAGAAATACTCTGAGCAACAGAGGAAATTGCTGTACGTACTACTCTAGTTACGCTATTTGAAGCTGATTTAAGGATATAAACAAACGCTGGATAGGTAGTAGGATTTGCCGCAGTACACGTAGAACAGTTACAGGAATAATCGTAATAGCTACTACATGCAGTTCCGGTACTGCAGTTACAGGAATAGTCGTAATACGCACTACACCCATAGCCAGTAGCAGAATCGCAATAATAGGATCCTGGAGTGTAAGAAGCTGGAGAAAAATAAGAGCTAACGTATCCTGTGCAAGAGCCATAATAATATTGGGTAGTATATGCTTTACAGCAACCATAGGCAATATAGTAGCTCCCATAAATAAACGCATAGCAAGTTCCGTTGTTTGAACATACAGTCTGCGACTGTGTGCATCCGTAAGTATAACTATACCCTGCACCGTAATATGACGGGGTATATGAGCTTGGAGTGTAAGAACTGCCTGCCCCACAATAGGTGTAACTATAGGGGGAATTACAATATGAACAGGTAGAGCAATTATAAGAATATGTGTAGTATCCCCCGGAACAATATGAACAGGTAGAACAGTTGCAACTATAGGTATAGTATGTAGTTAAAGCTTCTTGTACAGGGACGGCCCCAAACCAGTTTCCACTATCAGTAACCCAAAAAGCAGCGCCAGTACCGTTTGTAACTGACCCAATTGATTGGGAAGCATTTGCAGTTCCTTGAGTAATTGCGGCAATAGGATAGTTAGATGGACTAGAACTTACGGCTTTAGAGCCATCTGCAGTCCAAGTTCCTCGAATTGCTTCCCAAGACTGACCATTATCCGTAGTTCCAAGATTGCTATTAGTTGTTCTAGTAAAGGTATCTAAAATAGTTCCTGTAAACCATTGATACCAAGTTCCAGATACTTTAACAAATGCTTTAGATGCTACACGCCAACTTGAAGAGCCGCCTGTAGTAACTTTAACAAGTAATCCGCCTGCAGATTTCCAAGACCCATTAACTTTTAATTTATTAGGCATTATTGATAAACCACCCAGAGATCTCCATCAGAACCTTGACCGCTAGTAGGGGACGCGGTTCCTACCCAAACATTTCTTACAACGCCTAAAGATGTAGAAGCTGACGTTACTGTACCGTTTGCTTGTGCAACATATGAAGTAGTTGGTGCCACCCAAGTAGCAGTACTACCGTTGCTTGTTAAAACGGTTCCAGAGGCTCCTAAGCCTAGTCTAGACACAGCTCCAGCTCCTGACCCAAGAATAAGATCTCCGGCCGTTGTAACGGTCGCTAGAGGGATTTTAGAGGTATCTGTAGGTACAGCCCAAGCAGCGGTAGTGCCATTGCTCACAAGAGCATATCCAGAAGTACCAATACCTAAACGACCAACGGTACCGTTACCTGTACCAAGAATAAGATCTCCGGCAGTTGTTACGGTAGAGAGAGGAATTTTTGTAGCAATAGATGCGGGTAGACCAGTTGTAGTTGCGGTCTGGACAGTAGCAAAGTCTGAAGCTGATACCGCTGTATTTGCCCAAGCAGGTAAACCAGAAACAACTGTTAATACTTGACCGGCAGTTCCTATACCTAGTCTAGTATTTTGAGTATTGTAATAGTGAAGGTCTCCAGCAGTAGTTAGCGTATTGCTTAAAAGATATGAAGGCAAAGTTGTCCATGCAGGAATGCCGCCTGAAACAGTTAAGTATTGGCCGGAAGTTCCAATTCCAAGACGAGCAACTGCAGCTGATCCTGTGCCATAAATTAAATCTCCAGAAGTAGTTACTGTAGATAGAGGCACTTTAGCTGCAGCAGAAGTTGATGCGGCAGAAGTAGCCGATGTTAAAGATGTATAGTCTGAACTACCTACATAGAGAACGTTATTAGATCCAACTTTAGGTAAACCAGCAGAGTCTAAGTTAAAGTTAAGAGTACTTGCGTTTGAGTAAGCTTCAATAAGGTTAAGGCTAGATGCTCCGGCACGAAGAGTTAAACCCTTATTAGTAGTGGTAGTAATTGTACTTCCACCTGCAGTTGATGTATAGGGTGCCCCTGTAACGCCAGAAACAAGTCCTGCTTCAATATTAGCAATGCGGTCGTATACAGTTCCCCAAAGAGTTCCTTGAGAAAAAGAACCTGTCCATGTTGAAACAAGGGGGTTTTGGGAAGTAGCAGCGCTACCTAGAATAGTTTCAATCTGCTTAACTTCCTCTTGGAGGGAGTTAACGTTATCCGCAATAATAGTGTTGACAAGGTCCTGCTGAGCGGTATAGTTTCTTACGCTATTGGGAAATACAGCTGTCATGGTGCTCCTTAGTTATGCCCCTACTATAGCAGGAGGTATATCTATTAGGAAGGGTTTATACGCTTAAAATTATCTATAATGGCTTCCACATAGTTACTAGGAATGTCCATAGTAAGTAACTTGGAAAATATAGCTTTTGACTCTTCGGCTCTTCCTATCCACCAACCAGCAACCGCTTTTTCAAACTCTAGGGCAAAGTTTCCAGGGTAGCCTACATCAACGGGCAGAGGCGTTTGTTCAACTTTAGAGAGCCCCATAACTGCCCAGGTATAGGCTTCATGCCATTCCGCTTTTTGTTCATGATACTGGGCCATAATAAAATAAGCTTCAGGACGATCCGGGTTAACTATCAGGGCTTGGCGCCAACAATTAAGCACCGTATGCTCTCTGTTATTTTGAGTAGAAAGACAAACCGCCATTTTTAACAGGGAAGCATATGCCAGGTCATTGTGGGTATCTACCCCATATTCAGCAGTCCTCAAATAAAAGGTTATAGCAGAAGCTGCCTGCTTAAGATCTTCGTACTTAACCGCTACTCTAAAGTTTAACTCCGGGTTAAAAGGATCCTTAGACAGGTCTACTATCAACTCTTCAATTCTCATAGTTAAGGGCCTCCACAATTAGTTCCTCTACCAATATACCTGGAGTACGAATAATGAAGGCGCAGTTATCGCTGACGCTAAAGCTTAGGAGTAGATCCCCATCAAGCTCTGCCGCTCCAACGCAGAATTCAATTCGAGCATCTAGAAAAGAAAAGGGTTTAGATAGACCTACTAGATCTAGATTGTTATTCCAGACACATAATCTATGACGATAGATACCGTCTTTTTGTATTAAGTAATTTTTAAATAGATCTACTTCGTGGGTGATTGAGATGTAACCGTCACCCCATCTGACAAGTTGAGACCCTCCACGTTGATCTTTGTTTGGTCTGATACCTTGCTTGAGGGATACTTGTTTGGTAGTTTTGATCTCTGGGATGTATTGCACAACTTCCACAGGAGAAGCCCACTTAATAAAATTATAAGGCCTATCAGCAATAGGCATCCAGTTTTTTTCACAGTATGATGTATCAGGTTCTGGAGTCGGTATACGATCACGGCTAGCCTCTTTAACAGTCCAAGTTTCTTTATCAATATCTATCTGGGTAAGTTCCATACGACCTTGACCACTAGTTGTGGTATCACGCCGCACCCCAATAACATAATACTTATTATCCCATTGAACAAGGCGAGCATCTTCTAAACCAACAAACTCCCAGATAGGGGTGTGTAGATTTAACATCTCTACCTTTGTGTGGTTAATAACTTCAAGGTTTTTATCTAATCTTACTAAGTAATTTTCAGTAATTAAACGTTGATCTTTTTCAGGGTGTAGGTATGCCAAAGGGCCCCAGGGTGAGGGAAAGAGCTGTTTATTCTCAGAGTGGTATAACGTATAGTTAGTAGCCCTGACGTTAACTAAGATGTCACCATCACTATCTATGTAGATAGATGGATTCATTAAAGCTGTAAGATCATGTGGAAAAACTATGGGGGTTAACTTTCCGCCCAGTTCTACCGCCCTTTGCACCAAATTCATGTAGATTATTCTACAGTAGGGTTAGCAACCTGAGCAACTAGGGCATCAATCTCGTCTTGTGTAAGGCCTGCATCAAGTAACTTCTGCGTAGCAGAATCTACCGGCTCTACAGGTTCAGGAGCAGTAAAGCGACCTGTCTCTTCATCATAAGTCCAACCAATACCCGCTGGGTTTTCAGACGTATATTCAATTAACTGTGCACCTAATGCGTTAGAGGCATCTTGTGGGTCATCTGCAACAATAACGTTGCTTACTGTGTTTCCACCCATTACTGCATATGTAGCCATATCTATTTCCTTTTCTTAGTAGTATAAATATACAATGCCGTTGCCGCCTGAACCAGCAGTGCCACCTGATGTCCCCGCTCCACCGCCACCACCACCGTTACCGCCTTGTCCACCGTCATTTAAAGCACCAGTTGAAGTTCCTGCGGGATAACCATTTGCAAACCCTGCGCCCGCAAACCCACCGCCACCACCAGCGCCGCCAAAAGTTCCGCCAGTTCCACCAGTTGCAGTTCCACCAGCAAATCTGTCGCCAGTTCCACCGTTGCCTCCTGTTGCAATTGCTATTGTTCCAGCAGAACCACCACCACCAGCAATAGATCCTAAGCCACCATTTGAGGCAGTTCTATTGCCTGTTGGACCAGAGTTACCTGCGCCACCACCTGCAGAAACACCAGCACCGCCAACACTTCCTGAACCACCGCCACCCGCATAACCAACTACTGTGGCACCTGCTATTGGTGCGCCAGTATAAGAAATAGTAGAAGCCGTTGAGCCAGCAGATACTGTTGTTGCGCCAGCACCAGCACCACCTTGAATACCACCATTAGAAGTCCATAAACCACCGCTACCACCGCCAGCAAAAACCATTCCATAAATACTTGCGTTACCGCTTGCGCCGTTAGCGTAAGTTGAAGTTCCAACGCCACCTGTTCCAACCGTTACTGAGTTTGAAACATAAGTCCAACCAGCAGAATAACCACCTGCTCCACCACCACCTGCACCACCACCTGCGTTAGCCGTTCCAGTTCCGCTTGATGTACCAGTAGTTGCGTTCAAAATAGTAAATTGGGTAGATGTAGCAGATGAAATAATTACGCTATTTACGTTTAGGCTTGTTGAACCCGAAGCGATACCCAATCCTGCAACAGTTACAGACTGACCTTGAACAAATGAATTGTTAGCCGTATAAATAATATTAGTTCCATTGCCTACTGCTGCGGTGACAGATGCCGTTGCCAAAACAGGAGAAGTTGCCCCTGCACCGCCACCACCAATCACAACTGCATAAACTCGGTTAATTCCTGCTGGGATTGTTACTGGAAAAGTTCCAGGGGTAGAGAACGTTTGACGCAACGTTAATCCATAGGGAGAATCAGTAAATGATGAATTGCTATAAATAGTTGCGCTCATAGTTGCTCCCTAGTAGAAAAGGTAAAGTATTCCTGCGCCACCAGCGCCAAATGTTGTTCCTGAACCTCCGCCACCACCGCCAAGCCCACCAGCACCACCAGCAGTTGTTACTGCGGGATTGCCATTACCTGCTAGTCCAGCCCCACCGCCGCCTGAACCATTAGCGTTTGTTCCTGATGAACCAGTACCGCCAGTTGTAACTGCACCAGTAAGAATATTTATCCCTGC